GAGTTGCCTGCCCCGTAGGTCGCACCATTGACCACAACGAAGTCTGTGACTACCAGACCGATGATGTTAGCCAAGTTGGTGCTGAAAAACAGAGTGTTGCTAGGTCCGTCACTATACGAGATAGTGGCCGGTCCACCCGCACGGAGAACGCCCCCGGCGCTATAGAACTGCACCTGTTGCTGATCCGTAAAGGCCACTGCGACGTTCATACCAGCGATGCTGGATGCTGCGCCCAGTGTGATGACTGCCGCTGCCGGGATCTGGTCGATCATGCCCGAACCGTCCGAGTTGATCAAGCCTTCGATACCCTGCATCGCTGCGTCCAGAGAGTTTTTCATCTCCTGCGCTTTGACTGCGAACAGACCCTTCTGCTTGGAATCTGTGGAAGCCTGAGCCAGCCACGAGATCTCGCAGACGTTAAAGAGGTACACAGGTGCCAGCGCGAACGATGCCCACTGAGATCCGGTACCGCGACCCATAGAGTCTGCGTTGCCAGTTCCCTGAGAGATTGCTGCGCCTGCCTGCACTCGGAACGGCACCCTGAAGGATGCACGAACCGTTCCACCAGCATTCGATTGATTGCTGACGGGGATATTGGTCGCCTCAGCCTTGAACATCGAATAGGCTGTGGTGCCATGGAAAACTAGATCGGGAATTTCTTTTGCAAATGCATCTAGTTCCACTGCTTCTACTGCGGCTTCTAATAGAGCCATAATAGTCGTATCTTTCGTTACTGAAGTCCCACTTAGCTCGCCTTTCTAAAGGGCTCGCTGGGCTATCGCTGAGTCGTTCTATTTTCACATCATTGTCCGTGTCGAGATTTAGGGTCTTCGAGACCATTCTGGAGTTTGACATGAGAGGTCTAGATGTAGCTCCGTAGTGCCAAGGTGTTCCTATCCGGTGATGGGTTGTCCCCGTCGTATAGGCTCAGCACTGCGGAGCCACACGGGCTCCTGTCGCACCTTAAGCCTTCACTTAGGCAAGATGTGCGATCTTCAAATCACTGCACACCCAGTTTGATCTGGATGCGCTGTTTGTTTTTCTTTTGACGCTTGCAGCCGGGTTTGAACTTCGCTTTGGCATAGCGAACGGACGCGGGGTGTGTGCGCCATGCTTTGGCGTGATGCACTTCGCGCTCGTGCGCTTTACGGAGTTTGGTTGCAAGTTTCTCTTCTGGTGTACGCATGATATCACCTCCTACAGGGTAATTGTCATGAGCCACCTCCTATTTGTCAGAATTTTGTAGCAAACTTCTTACAGAGTCTGAGCGCTGGTACAGTCAGCTCCGTACACTCCGGTAGTCGGGGGATTAGTCCCACCCGCCAAAGGTGCACCAATGCTGTACTGATAGACTCCCAGTGTGGGATCGACTGGGCCGTTGGTTGCGCCCGACATTTGCACAGTAATGTTGGCCGTTGAGCCAGAGCCTGTGATTGCCACGATGGTGCCCGAGATTGACACTGTGTCCCCTACGTTGAGGGGCTTTCCAGTGCGCGAGGTTGCTTGGGGATATGTTGACATTTTGTTGTTCTCCTAGGAAAATTTTTGGTGGGTCTTGAAACTATTTCCTCCAAGTCACCCACTTACCGCTGCCTTTGAGGAATCCCCTGCCATTGATCATCTCAATGACAGCGTCTGGTTTGCCACTCTTGTCCACATGGTCCATGTCCAAAGCTTCTCTGGACGGCTTCTGTGCCACATAGATCGGTTTGCCGCTTGCAACTGCTTTTTGATCGACTTTCGTATCCACAGCCTTCTTGTCAGCTGCGGCTGCAATACGACCCGCTGCAGCTCCACCTTTGGTGTAGTTGGGATACATGCGCTGAACTGTGGACCTAACTGTTTCCTCAGCTATGGACTCCACACGAGTCCTGTGATACTCTTCGATTTTTGCTCTGTCGGGCTCTTTTGCTGCCCACATAGATTTCATCTGGGCCTGATACACGGTATCAGCTTTGAGAGCGGCATACAGATTGTTCTTGATGGTGTTGCCAAGAGGCACCAGATTCTCTTTACCATAACCTTGAAAGTAAGGCATCTTCAGGAAAGGTTTCAACTGGGTTCCGAGCAATGTGTTGTTGGCCTTCTCGCAAACGCTAGCCACACTGTTTTTGAAAACGGTAGTCTGGTTTGTTTTGAAGTCAGCTTGCTGCTTCACAAAATCTGCACGCTCTTTATCAAGGGCTTGCTTCTCTGGGGATAGCACAGCTGCTTTCTGCTTCTTGTTCTCAGCGGACAGTCCTTCATACCACTGCTTGATTCCGTATTTTCCTGTGATCAGTTCCTTAGCCGCAGCGATAGCTTTGGCCGGATCTGGGTCACTCAGAGCTTGCTCCAAACCCGCAATGACACCGGGGAGATTATCCGTCTCCAACATGCTTAGGACGTGCGGTGCAATAGCTGCATCAAATGCCTTCGAGTCGTTCCTCTTCACTGCATCGAGGAAGGAGGGTGCGAGTTTTCCGAGTGCGTCCAAGTGTCCCGTGGATTTCAGATCCTCTTCAATGTCTTTGATGAGGTCTACATTACCTTCGTACAGCTTGGCATCCGATGCCTCAGCTGCCGCTTTGACTCCTGTGAGGGTTTCATAACCTTCTGCCCCACCAATGAGATCACTGAACTCCTTAGCCGTCTGCATTTCCTTAACGCCACCGGGAAAGATCTGCTTAGCAGCTTCCCAGCGCTCGAATGCACCATGCAACTGTTTCACAGCCTGCGCGTGACTCGGGTCGAGGTCGCGTAGGGCCTTCAGGGAATTACGAATTTCTTTCGGGGTCTTGTCGGTCCCGGGGAGATCTTCAGCCTTAGTCGCTCCCTTAGCTGCGGCTTCCTTCGGGCTCCCGTCCGAATTATACTGAGTCTTTGCTTCCTTCTTGTCTGCGCCCACAGCAGGTGCATCGGCATTCACTACAGGTGCATCGGCTTCCACCACAGGGGCATCGACAACTGGGGCAGCAGTCTCCACTACGGGTGCATCTACAACTGCTGAGCCCAGATCCGCAAAATCCAACACGCTTTCTTCGGCCATAAATCTCCTTGAGTCTTCTTGAGTCTAGCTGCCAAATGCAGCTGTTTCTTTCTTACCAAACAAAACTTCTACTGAGTAATTGCCTTTTGAGTCCACGTAAATTCCAAGGGTACCCCCCGGCTTCACCGAGACATCATCGCTTTCCGCACGTCCCTTATACTCTTCATCTATCATGCGGTTTACCGCTACACAGTTAGAATTGTGAGAAACGTACACAGTCAACTTGTTCTCTTTCCTCAGCTCCTTATCAAAGTAGTGAAAATTGCGATCTTCTAGTGTGTCTAGAGATTCACCATCTGGCGGAACAAGTTTTGGGTTGTCTACGTACAGTTCCAGAATCGGGCCGTAAGCATCTTTGTCTTTTCCCGAGAGAAAGCCAAGATTCCATGATATCAATGCCCGATCCTGCTCCACATCTAACCCAAACTCTTCGGCAATAGCGTCAGCGGTTTGTACTGCCCTAAGCATCGGGCTGGATACGATACGCTTGACCTCTAGACCTTCATCTCTGAGGTTCTGAGCTGCTGCTTCGGCTTGCTTTATTCCTCTTTCATCGAGCGGTGGGTCCATTCGGGAACGAAACTTGTTGTCTTCATTCAAAATGGTTGAGCCATGCCGCTGCACGACCGCAATTAATTTTTTGTCAGACATGCATGGCTCCCTTCGTTATCGTCTTAGCTGCCTCGGCTGCTCCCCGCCTTGTTGAGGTGGTGCCTGAGGAGGTGCTGGCTTTTCCCCTTTAAGTGCTTCGGGGATTGCTTTAGCTTGGACCTTCTGCTGAAGCTGGTCTGCAGCATGTTGTTGGAAGTCCTGAGCGGTTGATTGCACACCCATCTTCGCTAGAAGTTGGATGGCAACATTCTGTGGGACTTTATCAACGGCTGCTGTAATGCTCTCAGAAGGAGGCTTGTTTTCTGGGGGCGGAGCATTGGCTTTGGCAATCTGCTTCGCCATTGCCGTGTGCTCTTTCCAGTGAAGCCAGTTATTCTGATACGCAGCCTTCTGCTGTGGGTTCCCTGCTTTGAATTTCTGGCCTTCGATGTCGTTCAGCCAAGCAAACTGCTCCGCTGCCTCAAGTACGTGATTCTCGCTTTCGTCTTGTGCGACTGGAACAGTAGAGACCAAAGGTGGCAAAGCTTTAAGCTGAGCTTGAAGCTGCGTCAGCATAGCCATTTCTTTTGGGTCTGCAGGCAAACCTTGCTGGATCTTCGGCCCCATCTCTTCTGACGCTTGATCTAGGACTTTCTGAAGCTGCAGAACTGTAGGGTTTTGTGTTGGTCCTGAGCGCAAGAGTACTTCTCTCTCCATCTTCTGTTTATTCATGGATACTGCGCCCGGGACTTTGAATGCTTTAAGTCTGAGACCTGATTGCAAAACTGGTAGGTTGGACGGACTAAAGATGAACTGCTGTAGGGCTTGGTTGGATGTGCTTGTATCAACCATGCCCATGAGCTTTGCTTCTCTTTGAGCGGAACTCTCTGGGAAACTCGGATCACTCTCTGGGTAGCAAAGAACATTGCCATTCAAATTACTGGTGTTGACTCTGACTACTTTTCCGGCTCCCATAGACATAGAAAGCCTTTTGCCTTCACGGCAATCCGCAGCGCACCCAACTGCCTGCCGAGTTGTCTCAGCGAACAGTGTTTGTAAAGCGTTCCAAGGCGAGCCTATTCTCTGTAGTGCCTGATCACGCTGGATCTGCGCATTTCCTACGGTATTCTCTCCTGTGGCTGCACCAAATAAGCTCGGTAGGGCACCTGAGATATCCTCGGACAATGTTGTGATGAACCATTTGATCATCTCAGCCATTGCTGCCTGCGGCTGAGGTGTTGGTTCCAGCATAATATACTGATCCATGGTAGTGAGCCCGGGTTGCGGCTCGAATTGGCCTGAGCTTCCGGGGACGTTAGTCTGATCCTTCATGGCTTCCATATCGAAAGCCTCAGCGTTGAACCACTTCTTGGGGACAGTGCGCTTGAAGAAATCATCCTGTAGATCGACCCAGTCATTGATGCGTTTCTGAATGGAAATCAGAGCTGACCCTAAGGCCATTCTGTTTTGTCCTTTGCCAGCTTTGCAGTGAGCTATAGCAAGGTGCTTATCCATACTCTCATTACGAGAGAAGGCGTAGTTTGCACCGGCCTTAGCCAGTAAACAGCCATTGGGAAAAGCTTCGAGCAGCTCAGCTCGCGTTAGGTCGTTGACTGAGTCGTCCATGAACATCGAAGGACGAAACCATGTGTACTTTACAACTGTGTGGCGCTGCAGGGAATCTCCTGTCACGTACGCACCAAGCACAGCCTGCCGAGTATTCTCTCTGCCGATTCTGTCTAGCTCAACCTCGGAATTTCCATCAGATCCGGGCTTAATCTTGTCCGCAATCCAAGGAAATGTAGCCTTAACTATAGCCACATCGAGATCTAGGTACAGTTGAACGGACTGCATATCCTTGATGGCATCAACTGCGATGGGACATTTGTGATCCATCTTCCCATGCATTGTGGTGACTTCTTGTCCCCTAGGTTTCCTTTGTGAAGAAACCTGCACCTGCATACCTTCATCATCGCCCTCGGCTTGGACTTCGGTTGTCTCCTCCTCTTCTGGAGACTCCACTTGTTGAAGAAAGTCATCGAGACCTTCTTGACCAGTGGGGGTGTCATCTGGAGGGTTAAGCAGATCTTCAGGAACTACTGGAGCCTCCTCAGGGGAATCATCTTCGAACCCATACAGCTGCCCGTTCAACTCATAGCGAGTCCAAGCAAGTATCCTATCTTCGTTCCAGAAGATACGAGCGCATTGCGCAATCAATTCTTGGAGCTTATTGTTACGGGCGTAAATCTCTTTGAAATTATCAGCCTCTGCTGCCGCTACGATGTCTGGCCCGTAGTCGGGGTCCATCGGGAAGAATTCTACCGCTGGGACTTCTCTAGCTAAGGAGGTGCAGATAATGTCTCCCTTGCCTGTGTAGATGTTGGTATCGTAAATTGTGTTGCTGGACTGCTGGGATGCTGGGCCAAACCCTGAGGCTTGCCCCGGGAGAATCCAGCCGCCCTGTTTGCCACGAAGCAAATGCTGGTAGCCTCGGTCAAAATGTAAAGCTTCCCCCTCGGCTTTGACTTCGAGTTGTTGCGCTAGAATCGTTTCCATTCTAACTCTGCATGTTACCATGCAGCTCAGACTATATCATCATCCCTTTCAGGATGCAGAGTGCTTCGGAGTCACTGACCCCTACTCCCTTGCGGGATAGTCGTTACACCTTCCTCTTTCGAGGCTCGGCTCGGTATTGACCCTTGCGGGGTGTTTCACCGAATTCTCTCTGTTATTTTTATCCATACTTACGTATGGGCGACACAGGTTTGTTTATGTCTGTTCTACTTCGAGTCTACGCGCTGCAACATCGGTCTTTGTTGCGATTATGTCAAGTTGGAGGAGCGCTCCCTTTGCATCCTCCGATAGCTCCGCGAACGGCTCGGAAGAATATGGAAACGGAGCGTACACACCCAAAGGACTTGAATTAGGATTCTCTGGTTGCTCATACGGCAAAGGACTAGGAGGACTAGGAGCATTCGTAGTCAGGGTATTAACTTCATCCGGCATTTATTTCTCCTTGGACTC